GTCGATGTAGTCGCGCAGGGCATCATCGAGCACGGCCTGGAACTGGCGTCCCTGGCTTTCTGCGATGTGGCGCAATGCCGCCAGCACTTCGGGTGCGGCTTGAGACGAAAACTTTTCGCGTGCGGCATGGGTCATGGCATCCTCATCATGATTTATCTTGATGTTTCATCATAGAGCAAGATGAGCCCTTGCGCTAGATTCTAGAGCGCTCCAAAGCGTGCTTGGTCGGCTTGGTTGACAACGACCCGCCGCACGTAAGTGGTTGAACGTCAACAATCTTTAGATCGCAAAAGAAACTTCTCTTCTTGTTCCCGCCAGTCCATAGGAAAGGGCTCCATCAGATCCCGCATCGTTAGCCAGGTCGGGTGCGTCCCATCCATGATCGCTTGCACAACAATGGGAGATAGGTATGCAAGCCGCAAGATGCGGCTCACGTATGAGGGGTTGATTTTTTCGACTGAAGAGAGCTCCTCAATCGTGTGGTAGGTCCCATCGAGGAGTAACCGCTGCCATCGAAACCCTCGGGCAATGACTTTCACCATCGTGTTGTCCACGATCATCTCGCGCCGCCTTACCCCTCGCGATCCGTCAGGCAGGATGATGACCGTCCTTCCCGCTCGGGGGCGAAACTTCATAGCGATGTGGGTAACAACACGTGATTGCTCGTCTTGCGTCATGCTGCCCCCTTCACTGCCAATTGGTTCACTGCCGATTGGTTAAGTGATTCCCGCAAGAGTGTTGACATACCCTGTGATTTCCAAGCGATGCTTATGCAGTCGGGCCGAACGGTAATGCGCTCGATCAACGCTTGGGCGATGCATGCTTGCTCGGCAGCAAAGAGTTGATCCCACACCTGATCGATAGCCTGCATGTAGCCAATCGCATCGGCTTCGCTCATCGCTGGCCGTGACGCTGCAACCTCTCTCACCACCTCTGCCACGATTTCTGGCGCACGCAATACGCCCCTTAGCTTGTCGACCACAACGCCTTCAATTTCGGCTGCAGGAATTCGTTGCAGCTCACAGGCTTCTTTACCGATTTTGATAGCGTCCGTATTGATGTAGTAGCGATAGTGCTTTTCGCCCTTTTTTGTCCAGCCAGGCGTAAAGGCCCTGCCCTCCGGCGAGAAGATCAACCCGCGAAGGATGGAAGGCGCTTTTGTTTCCCGATGGGCAGAACCGGCCTTCACGTGGCGGTCTCCCGCCTTTATCAAGGCTTGCACGGTGTCCCAGGTTTCTTGCTCGATGATCGCTTGGTGCTCGCCAGCGTAGAGCTGTCCTTTAAAAGCGACCATACCAATAAAGACTGGGTTCTTAAATAACGTGTAGACGTAACCCTTTGTTATGAGTTTGCCCTTGCGCTCAATCCCCTTGAGGGTCGTCCAAGACTTCGACGTCACGCCTCGTGCGCGAAGGTCCCTTACAAGCGCGGCCATCGATGGCATGGCGGCAAATCGCGTGAACACCTCCCGTACCAGTTTTGCCTCCTCTGGGTTCGGCACGAGTTTTCGGTTGCGAACGTCATAGCCCAGCGGCGGCATACCCCCCATCCAGATACCGCGCTGGCGCGACGCGGCGATCTTGTCGCGCACGCGCTCGCCTGAAAGTTCTCGCTCAAATTGAGCGAATGACAGCAAAATGTTGAGCGTCAAGCGCCCCATCGATGTGGTGGTGTTAAACGCTTGCGTCACCGACACAAAGGTGACCTTGTGCTCATCAAAGATTTCAACCAACTTCGCGAAGTCTGAAAGTGACCGTGACAGTCGATCGATCTTGTAGACCACAATGATGTCGACAAGCCCCGCACGAACGTCATCGAGCAATTTGTTAAGGCCAGGTCGCTGCATATGGCCCCCGGAAAAGCCGCCATCGTCATAGCGCTCACGGCACAGTCTCCAACCCTCGGATCTTTGGCTCGCAATGAAGCTCTCGCAAGCGTCACGCTGGGCATCTAACGAGTTGAAGTTTTGATCAAGTCCTTCTTCGGTGGACTTGCGCGTGTAGATGGCGCAGATCAATCGTTTGGGAAGACTCATGGCGCTACCCTGCCCGACGCCAAACCGAAAAAGGCCCAACCATTGCGATTGGTGCCCGTGATTGCCCGAGCTATCGCCGACAAGGACCGGTAGCGTCGCCCATCGTAGTCGAAGCGGTCAACACCAACGAGGACTTCATACGTATTGCCTTGCCACTGCTTGATGAGGCGCGTTCCCGCCATGGGTCGATGCTCAATGCGCTGGCGTCGCGTCTGCTTCTTGCCACCGTCGATTTGATCGCCAAGCAGCTGAAGTCGTTTTGCGGTGTCGCGTTTAACGCCTCCATAGGCTAATTCTTGGATGCGGTAGGCAAGTCGCGTCTCAAGGAAACGCCTATTGAACGGCGGCGGCTCTTGCTGGAACAGGTCGCGCCACATCTGCTTGAGCGCTGCGGCGTTTGCCGTCTTTAGGGCAGCTACGCGGCCCACAACGTTTTCGGTCACTGGGGTTCTCCTTGGTAGTCAGGACAACCCTCACTAACGCTCTGTTCGGTCAGCTTATCAAGTGATATCTGGCGCTCTCGCAATCGAATGACTGCCATCGCCAAAATGACACCGACCCTCGAGGTCGCTGATCGCTCTGCTGGGTCGGGCTTTATAGGATTCAATGGAGGTGTCTTCATAAAGATTTATACCGCTGCGGCCTTATATCTTTCTCAAGGCTCGGCACGCTGGCAAGTGTCTTTTCATGTGCTATCACCTTGAAGTCTTTTGTCATTACGTTATAATGCAATGACAAAAACTAAGTGAAAGACCACCATGAATCCCTTTGGGAATTATGTGCGCAGTAAACGCGAGGAGGCCGGCATCACGCTGACCGACTTTGCCAAGCGATTGAAGATCAGCCCTGCTTATTGGTCACGCATCGAAACCGGCCGCGAACACCCACCCAAGGACGATCTCATCAAAGAGGCTGCCCAAATTCTTGGCGTAACCGAGGACCAGTTATTCATTGAGGCTAATCGATTTCCACCCGACATGCAGCAAGACGTCGCAGAGGCAGTCCGGCTGTACCGAAGACTTCACAAAAATCCCTAGCAGGCGTCCATGTCAAACCTCAAACTTCACTACCGGCACAACCATCAATGCCAGCCCCACTTCCTGAACAATGCCGACATTGAGCAAGTGGCATTGGACGTGCGAAGGCAGCTCGGTGTATCGGATCGTCGTGCACTCACGATTCACGATTTAGCTGCGATTGAGCGGTTGGACATTAACGGGGTAGCGTTTGACGTTTGGCCCGACCTCGACCACCAACTGCACGATGAGCGTCGTCAGCCCATCCTGGGACTTTTTGAGTTCACGCCGGAAAGTGCCCTCGATGCCGTGTCCGTTTGTGTGTCGCCCCTTGGCCCCGATATGAGTGCAGAGTTACAGCTCTCAACCTTTGCACACGAATTAGGGCATGCGATTTTCGATGGGCCATCGTTAGTTGCGCAGCAGCAAAATCAACCCCTGGTGGGAGCCACAGAGGCGCAGACTTTTCGAGCGTTTCGTTCGGTAACGGAAACATCCGAGGCGCTTAAATCCACTCAACGTTTGCCCGATCACATACGATTTGCCGAATTTAGAGCTAACGAATTCATGGGCTCGCTCCTAGTGCCTCGCGAAACGCTGTGGGAAGCGATCATGGAGGAAGCCCCGAGGCATGCGCTGAACATCAGTTACGGTGAGGAGACTCTCTTTGCTGAAACCTTAGATGGCAACAAGAAAATTTTGTGGTCGCCAGTCACCTATGAGATGGACTGTTATGCCATCACACGATCGCTTGCGCTGCAGTTTGGCGTGAATCCAGCATTTATCGAAGTGAGGATGATGCGCTACGGCATCTTGGCAGATGATGGCAAGCGCCACTGAAATTGGAGGCTGCTTTACGAGGCACCTGCGGGTGCCTTTTCTTGAACTTCATCGTTAACCATTGACGAAAGACTAAATAATCATGGACATACAACCGATTGATCAGAAGTACCTTAACTCGGCATTCCAAGCAGCAGCGACGCGCACCTTTCGATTAGCCGCAAAGCACGGGCTTTCAAGCGCTGAGCGTGAAGATCTTGAGCAAGAGATACTGTTATCGCTTCTTGAGCGTTACCGCTATTACGATCCGGCTAAGAGCAGCGTCAATACATTTACCGGCATGGTCTCCGAGCACCGAGCGCTTGAGCTACTTGACGCACTCATGAAGCAACGTATCCGAATGACGGTTCTAGACGTTCAGGAGGCCGCGAATGACCCCGAGTTTTATCGGGATGAAGACGCGAGCGACATGAGTGATTGCATCACCCCGCTTTGGAGCAACGATCACGACATGTTCTCTGATACCGAGACGCTGCACGATATCCAAGTCGCACTCGATTGCATGAGTCAGAGTCAAGCGGACCTCTTCAAGCTCATTGACACCCACCACGATCTGCCAAGCGCAGCCAAGGCCTCGGGCATGTCAACCGCAACGTTTTATCGTCGTGTAGACGACCTGCGCATGCACCTACGCATGTTTGGCTTTCGACCTGCAGCCTGACCGACTGCGAGTGGACTGAGAAAACAGCTGCCCTCGCCCAGTAGAAATCTTTAAGAACCACAGACATCAGGCCCTGGTCGGCGCTGGTGGTGGGGCAACTTACGCCTGGAGCTTTGATGGTCGACTCGAACCCAACACTGAAAACGCCCGACATGGACCCCACACCTAAGCTCGAGGCCGGCGTGGTGACCCTTCAGGAGCCGCTCGTACCGGTGGCGAAACTGACCGAGGCGGCGCTTTGCGAGTGGATCGCAACGGCGCTCGTGGGCCAGTCGATCCAATATCACGAGGGCTACCTGATGGTGGATCGGTTCGGGAGCAGCAGCGGGCGCTGTGCCCTAGAGCGACATCGCTTGCATGCGATCGCTCGTCGCATGTGGATTGCTTGCGAGTTAGGCCTCGTTCACCTCTTTAGCAAAAAAATCGGCAGCTGCCACTACAAGTACCTTGCGGTGCGATCGGCAAGCACGTTGACACCCGCTGAGATTCGCAAGCGTCTCAAAAGGGCTTCGCCCCTACCCTCCAACCCCCTTAAAGCCACCCACTGAGAAAGCGAGTCACCATGGTCCCCGAACCCGATACCTTAGACGAGATTGGCAATATTGTGCTGGCAGAGCTCGAGAGCCTGCCTCTTGAAGATTTCGACAGACTTATTCAACGTGTGTCTGCCGCAGAAGAAGCCGCCCGTCATTACAAGCAATTTTTGCAAGGCGTGCTTCATCGCCGCTTTGGCGAGCGCGCGGGACAGTTGCGACGAGAAGCCGGAAAGACGACTGGCATGGTTCGCTTTAATGTGGACGGCCACACCATCGTTGCTGATCTTCCGAAAAAGGTCGACTACGACCAACGAAAGCTCAAAGACGCCGTCGATGCGCTGCGCAAGTGGGGGGAGGATCCTGAGGACTATGTGAGTCTGGAGGTAAAGGTCGCCGAGGCCAAGTACACGGCCTGGCCGCCTGCCGTGCGCCAGCTGTTTGAGCCCGCCCGCACGCTCAGGGCCGGAAAGCCCACCTACAGGCTTGAGCGCATCGTGGACGGTGCTGAGCCTGAGGCAGCCAATGACATCAA